AAGATAATATTGTATTTTAATTTTCATTATATCCCGCTTCCTCTTTATATTTTTTATAAATAAAATCTGCCCAAAACGCATGTGGAGCAATTCCTAAATGACTTCCATCCCTTGAGATTTGCAAAAATTGTTTATTTTTGCCCTGATAATTTTTTATAAAATCTTCACAAAATTTTATAAGATTTTCTTTTTCCCAAACATGAAATGTTTTAAATTGTTTTATTTTTGAAAAATCAAAAAATAAAGATTTTTCATCAATCTCTTTTTTCATTGCTTGCCAAGTAAATGAATATATTTTTATATTGTTTGTTTTGCAATAAGAATATACTTGATAGTATGCTATATAATTAGCTAATTCATTTAGGTCTATGTGGTAGGAGGGATGTTTCTTTTTTGTTACTTCTGTATACATTTCATTAATAGCTGAATCTATGTTTCCATTTCTTGAACTGCTTTTTGGCATTTGTATTAAATCATTTGATGCAAAATTTGAATAGCCTCGACTGGTTGGTGGCATCAACCAAAAAAGAATTTCTGGGTGTCCAAATTTTTCAAAATATTTTAAAATCATAAATGATTGTTCATGTATAGATGTATTAGGAAATCCTATATTAAAAAATCCTGAAATTTTTTCTTCTTCACAAATTTTTTTATAAACATTGTATGCCCATATTTCCTCTAGTGTCATACCAGAGCCGTGTGTATAAGAGCATCCTGCAAATAATATATGTTTAGAATCATGTTGTTTTTTAAATGGATCAGATGTAAAACCATAGCTGTTTATACACGGGTTATTTATGCAACAACACTGATCTATATAATTGACAGCCTTTTTAGTTTTAGGATCTGGATTTTTAAGATTGCATCCATTTTTGTTTTCCTTGCATGCGCCTTGATGATAACATTTTTCAACAAATGTAATATTTTCTTTTTCATTAAATAACATTTCTAAAATAAATGGGTTTGTCATTTTACTATTCCTCTTTTATGTATTGCTCTATAGAATCTGATATATGTATATGGTCATGATAAGACCAATGCCCTGGCCTGTCTTTATTTTCATAATCAGCAGCACAATTAAAATATTTTTTATCAGAAAATTCAATATGACAATTTTTTCTTACAATTTCTATAGGGAAATAACTTTTAGAATGTCTCATCATAATATCTTTTAAAGGATATTCATTATATTCTTTATGCCAAATATTATACAAAAATTTTATATTATTTGAAATACAATACTGTTCTAAAATATTTATAAAAGTATGTGTATAAAACGTGGCCATTTCTTTTAACATTATGTCTTCTATTTTATACGGAGCTTTTGATATTTTTTCAAAATTTTCATTTACATCAATCATTGCAACTTTTGTTGTAGAAGTGTTTTCATCCCCGTGAGACCAAAACTTTTCTACTATTGGAAATTCAATTCTATAAGCTGGAAAAACACCTATTACAATTTTAGGATTTCCATATCTCTTAAAATATTCAAAAGCTTTTGTTACCTGACCCTGTGCACTATCTCCTGGCAATGATATATTTGTTACAGAAATATTATTGTTTTTAGCAAAAATTTCTGGCCAAGTTTGATCTATGTTTACGCCCCATCCAAAAGTTTGCGAACATCCTAAAGCCAAAAGATCTTCGTTGTTTTTAAAATTTTTTGTTCTATATCCATCTTCATTTAAACTATAATCAATATTATGATTATTAGGTATTAGATTTTGATAAGACATTTGTTTTAATGTTCTTCTAAGAAACAAACTATTAATCATAATAATCTTTCTAATAAATAAAATCTTTTTTATTATTTAAAGATTTATAAATTTTTTTATATTTAATTTTAAAATATATTTTTTTTATTAATTTAATCATAATACATTATATCATTTGTGCCCCTGGTTGGATTCGAACCAACGCTTTTACGATTTTAAGTCGTATGCCTCTGCCACTGGGCTACAAGGGCGTGTCCCCAGTAGGTATCGAACCTACGACCCACAGATTAAAAGTCTGTTGCTCTACCAACTGAGCTATAGGGACTTGTGAGCCCCCCAACAGAATCGAACTGTCAACCTACGCATTACAAGTGCGTTGCTCTACCTATTGAGCTAAGGAGGCTAAGCGATCCATAACGGACTTGAACCGTCGACCTCTACCGTGACAGGGTAGCGCTCTAACCAACTGAGCTAATGGACCACTTGACTAAGAATTTAAAATTTTAGCCAATGCGTTCACTGTAGCAGCAATTCTTCCAATGTCTCTTAATTGCTCTACTGTAAACCCTTCTTGCTTTAATGTCTCATAATGTGCTTTTACACAAAAATGACATTTACCAATAATTGAGGATGCTAGTGAGTAAGCTTCAAAGTTGGCTTTTGTTGTTCCTCCGTGTGACGTTATGGCATTCATTCTTAACTGTGCAGGCAAACCCTTTAAATTAGAATCGTCTGCCATTTCAATGTATGGATACCACACATTGTTTTGTGCCATGATAGCACCAGCTGTCATTGCGGCATTTTTTTCTACTTCATTTGTAGAGCTTGCAGCAATAAAAGCAATAAGTTTTCCATTGCCAGTAGCAAAGGAAGCTGCCAGAGCTAGGTGGGTTGCTAGCTCTGGGTCAACTGTACTGCGATTAATGACAGCATCAAGATTTAATTTTATATCTTTTGCATACTCTGGTAAAGATTCCTTTAGCTGCTCAACCCAAGACATTATAGAGTTTCTCCTCCGAGAGGCCTATTGCATGCACAAAGTTCTCCCGTTTGAAGAGCATCAAGAACACGTAGTGCTTCATCTGCATTTCTACCGACATCTAAATTATTACATGTAACATGCTGAATAATATTATCTGGGTCAACAATAAATGTTGCACGGTAAGTAACACCAGAGGAATGATGTATGCCAAGATCACTTGCCAATTGATGTGCAGTATCTGCAAACGACCAAGAATTTGTTTTCTTAAGATCCTCATGAGCATTTCTCCATGCTATCTTACAGAATTCGTTATCTACAGACCCAGTCATTAGAACTGCATCCCTATCATTAAAATCATTAACCAAAGCATCGTATGCGACAATTTCTGTCGGGCATACAAATGTAAAATCTTTTGGATAAAATGCAATAACTTTCCATTTACCTGGAAAAGAATCTTGCGTAATTACTTCAAATGAGGAATCGTCATAAGACAAAGCCCCAGGCTTAACTCCAGTAACAGCAAAGTTACCAAGTTTTTCTCCTACAGTTTTCATATTTCTCCTTATATATAAGTGGGTTTATTCCCGCTGGACCACCAGGGCTCGAACCTGGGACATCAGAGTTAACAGCTCTGCGCTCTGCCGACTGAGCTATGGTCCAAAATTACAATGCGCCCCTGAAAGGAATCGAACCTCTGACGCAGGCCTTAGAAGAGCCTCGCTCTATCCGCTGAGCTACAAGGGCTAAAATTCTTGGTCTTCTAAAGGTATTATTCCTTTTTCTACTGCTATATCGTATCCTTCTTTTGAAAAATGCATTGTTGCTTGAAGATTTTCATCATACTCTACATTCATCAAACCATCTTCAAATAACTCTGCTAAATTACTGTCAACATATTCCATATGGGATTCCCATAATTCTGGAGCAAGTTCTTTTGTTATATCTTCTCTTAATTCAAATACAGCTTCGCCCTCATCATTATAGCCAGCTAATCTTATTGCACCAATATCTATGTAGTATTGTATTTTTTTTAGAGCTTCTTCTTCTTCCACCATACTCCTTTGTGCACCAGGTAGGACTTGAACCTACGACTACCCGATTATGAGTCGGGGGCTCTAACCAACTAAGCTACTGGTGCCTAGTTGATTAATTATATATTTTCTATATCTTTTTTGTCAATAGACTGTTCAACTATTTGTTGAACGTAATCTGAAAAATGTTTTCTTATATTTCCTGGGGGCCTATAACCTATCTCATTCCATATTCTTTTATATTCTGATATATTATCAAATGTAGTGGGGCAAACTTTTATTCCATTAAATTCTTTTAATCTAACTGGAAGAGGTACGTGCTTTCCACAACATTTGCATTCTTTAGCTTTATCTTGATATATGCTCATATAATTTCCATTCCGTCTAAAACATCAGCCAACCTTTTTGGTATTGGGGCCCTGATAACATTTCTATCATCTTCAACAAGTGTTTCTTTAACCCTATCTCTAGAGCGTAAAGATGAGTATGTATGTACTTCTACATTTCCAAAATCAGGCCTTGTCAAACTAATTGCATTAAATATAGATCCGCATACCGCATCAGCTAAATCTTTAGATCCTTTTCTTGGGTGATCGACTTTATCTTTCATGATCCTAAGCTCAAGCAACTCATCGATTAAAAGCTTTATGTGTGGCCCGCTTAATCTTTCTTCTAAAACAACCATTGCCATATCATCATAATGTTTTTTTGCTACAGATAGAGTTTCAGTATTAATACCATACTGCCTTAGCTGCTGCATCATGTCATGAGAGTTCCATCTATCGAATGTACAAATTCTAATATTAAATCCACGTGATCTTAATGACAAAATATAATCTCTAACTTCTGTAAAGTCTACGGATTTATCAGAAGTTGGTGTCCAATATCTAACAGCATCGACTTCTACAATCGGAGCTGGCTGAGAGTAATTATCTGTTACTTTAACATTAACCCATTTATTAATATGTGACATTGCAACAGCACAGTGGTCATGTTTTTGTGCTAAGTCTACATGTATAAAGTACTCTTTGTCTTGTTGTGGAACAAACCACTCTTCAAATCTGCCGAAATTATCTACCGCTAAAG